CATCAATCTGACATTGGCATAGTGGGCGGCTCTACAACCATTCTGCATCCAAAAAACCAAGACCATAGTTATCGATGTCCTCCTCAGAGAACAACATGTGGCAAGTGGCCATGTAATAATCTCCGGCGGTAAGACCGGAGAGCACGTGAATAAAACCTGTAAAATCACTTAAGGAACCAGTGATGGTGGGAGATCGGATTTCCGAAAGGATACCCTCAATCCCATATTTGAGAAACAGGCCTCTGACATTCCAAGAAATGCCAGACATCTCGAGCTCTCCTGTCTTCCACAGGAGACCAAATTTAGCCAAATAAAGGTCGGCAATGGCACGGAAATGTCTGAACTCGTAAGCATAACTTAAAGCCTTACCTGCAAGATAAGCAGGCCTGGGCAAAGACGGGTTCGGACAAACATTGAACTTAGCCAATGCCTTACCTAAATAAGGAACCATTACATAACCCTGTGGGAGTCTAACGAAATAACGCGACAGGAAGGTGCAACCCTCAAGCGTTCGAGCTATAGTGACTTTAACCTGCATGCGGGCTAACCTGCACACATGTTCATAAGTTCGCCTATAGAAACGATTGGATCCTGTAGCTTTATCTAGTCTCAACACAGCGTCATCGCCGAGGAGACAGGCCGCGCCCGGGCGGGCGACATACCTGCAAAAGGCGTTAACAATAGTAGCATTCCACATAGTGTTGCGAAAGGTCGTGGATTGGGCTCCAGTTGGAAGTTGGTTATCAATGCGCATTTTGACACGATACGAACGATTCGATATCGTGTAAGAATTGGCATGCAACATTAATCCCGTTATCCAAACAGGAGCTCCAAAGTGCCTCAACCAAGCAACCTCTAGTATGTGGACATCTTTGACCTGGCTGGAATCATTGGCGGTAAAGTCAGCAGAAAGAAACCGAGATTCGTCATTGCCATATGCGTTCATATGTTGGACGATCTCTTCTGACTTCTTCTTATACGCGCCAGTCAATTCCAAGACGCCAGCACCCCTTTGCCGGTCGAAGCAAGCGAACATCCTACGGGTGCACTCTTGCATGATGGGTCCCAACAGAGTGTTGTGGAGATCAGAACTCTGATTAATAATTCTGGGAGCCCAATTGGGGTCATGGCGTTTTAACAGTGCTTCCATTTTAACGAAGACCTGTTTATCAGTGAAATCCCGTTTAGTAATGTGGGAAATCAGCTCAGCAGCACGTTCTTGTCGCCGCTGTTTTGCGGCAGGGAACTGCTTGTTCCATTCTCTAAACCTGTCCATGGTCCAATCGAGAGGACCCATGGGATCTGGGCACACAGAGTGCAGCAGGTCGAAAGAAGAAGTCACGATATCCGTGTGACAACGAGCATCTGTGCGGAAATTACACCGCTTGTCTAAGGCAGCCATCAAACTAGTCAGGCTCTTGCTCGGCACAACCGGTACATGTTGTGCAATCACAGGTCCATAAATATCGATAGGTGGACAAGTGTTCGGGTTAAGTGCTCCAGAAGCCGGTAACCCCATACGAAAGGGGACCACCGGGTTTAAAAGCCCTCGCAAAGGAGCGGTGCGAGCGCGTCTGGCATGGTAGTGAGCAGACATGGAGTAGAGTGGGCGCCCATGTTGTACTGTGGGCATGTCAGTATGTATGAGTGAGTGTGTGTGTGTGTGTGTGTGTAAGTGTGATAGCCGAGTAAGTG